CTAAAGTGATTGTTCTTGGACGAAAGCTATTGCCTCGGCAGTAGCTTCTTCCCTCTCCTTTTCTATGTCGGAGTTCAAGCGGTCTATTAAGTCCATATTTCCCGTCAGCGCGGTTTTCACACAATCGGAAAACGTGACTGTCAGCTGATAGTGACCGTAACCAATAAAGGACTTCGTGAGCTTCGGGAAGGATGATTCAGATTTACCCATAATGCAACCGGATTAAGAATAAGAAGCGGAAAAAAGAACGGTTCCGCTTTCCCGTTGCGTTACATATCTTTCGAGGAAGGATACAGTGTAGCCATTATAGCGACAACACGGGGGTCGGAACCGTATATGACAAACTACTGGCAGAGATAAACTTCACCAGTAGTTCTACGGTAGGAATAATACTCCTTCCTCAAATCAAAAAGTATGTAACGCACTGCAAATATGGAAAAAATATGCGAAATAACGAAAATAATTCATGCAATAGTTGTTTAATAACCAAAAGATTATTATCTTTGTAATGTCAAATAACAAAAGTAATCAACATGAGTAACGAACAAATTAAAAAGGACCTGCTTATACAAAGAGCATTCCTCAAAAAAGAATTAGACCAGCTAAGGTTTATTGCCGAAGTTACCGGAACTAACCAAGAAAAAGAGATTGATAAAAGATTAGACCGATTACTGACAATCGACAAAATATTGAAAGAGTTAGAAAAAAAGAAGTAAAACAAAGTCCCTCTCTCCGGAGAGAGCACTAAAAAACAAATATATGACACTGAAAGATGAATTACTGGCATTAAAGCCACTACTTGGTACAGACTCTCCAGAGTTCTATACCAAAATGAGAGAAATAGCCGCCAAGTACAATTCGGAAGAAGATAAAAAAGCTATTGCAGATTTCGTATCAGAACGCTTACAGAACATTGATAGGAAACTGGACGTTATAGAAGAAAGTGCAATCAAATTGCAATTACAAGAAGTTGCCGAAATAGTTTCTCTAAGCTATCTTGCGAAAAAGTATTTCAACAAGAGCCGTTCGTGGTTATATCAGAGGTTAAATGGCAATCTGGTAAACGGGAAACCGGCACGCTTTACTAAAGAAGAATTACAGACATTCAACAATGCACTACAAGACATATCTCAAAAAATAGGCTCACTTAGTATCTCATATTGATACTCTGTTATTTGACACCATCCCCGTAGTTGAGCCGCTACGGGGGTTTTTTACTGAAAAAGAAGCGATTCATTCAACTGTCCTTTCCACAATCTCCATCACTACATGGCTTGACTCCAACCAGAGCCAATACCACAGCCAAAGCATAATCCCACCCAACCAAACAAAAGCCACATCAATATAGTACAAATTTAATATCCTGCTAACCAATACACATAAGAGTTCTCCGCAAAGCACATAGGCAGCAACCATAGTAACAAGCTGGTCATTGGCAACAGTTATCAAAACCAGAATGCCTATAACGGGAAGAAGGGAAATACAATCAATTAGAAGTTGTTGTTTGTCATTCATAATACAATAGGGATTAGAATACAAATATAAACATTATTTTGTATAAAACAACCCTCTATAATAGGAATTTCTGACAAAAAAGAAACGAACTATTATTACAATATAAACAAAAAGAGCGACTATTCAGCCGCCCCTTTCGCATTAACGAGATAGACATAAAAGTATCTCAAATCATCTCTGTAGATGGATGCCGAACCACTACAGAGTTTCCATTCATTCTACAGTTTCTCCTTTTTCATTCAGAAGTACCGTCACTTCTTCAGTGGATTGATTTTCCTTGGTGATGGTCAACACAACCTTATAAATCTTACCGGTTTCTTTCTCGGAAATGAAAGCCTCCTTTATTACAGCCCCCTCATAGTCCTTAGCCAAGACATTCATAACTGCCTGAGGCAAGTCTTTTACTTCCACTTTTGTGAACTCATCCTGAGGATTTTGCTGAGTTTGCTCTACAGACTGTGTTCCAGAAACCACGTAAGCAAATGCTACTGAACTGCCTAATCCCATAACCATTGCTAATGCTACCAATACTTTTTTCATAATCGTAAGTTTTAAGTAAATAAATATAGTTTTTGTATTAACTATAGGACAAACGATATGCCATGATGTACATCAGTACATAATACATTATACATCAGCATATTATAAAAACAAGAAGGAATAATTATGTGTGGAAATATGTGGAACTGAGTACCACACATGGGGAATAATTACACAATATGGATTACTTAATTCCTGGGAAATGGAACAAGGCAGCTTATTCAGCTGCCCCTTCTATAAAACAGTCAACAAACAGACATTCACTAATCAAATGACATAAACATAAGCATAAATAACCCGGCTAAAGCCATAGCAAATGCAATTACCATACAAAACTCTTTTTTCATAACTAATAATTTGGTTAAACACATATTTCCATCGCACGTTCAACAACGCACTCTTGTCTCCGACAAAACCTCAGCCGCATAAAAGCTGAGGTCCAGCATGTTCCTTTCAATATATACAATCAATTAGAGCACACAATGTTGGAACATTCTGTAAATCCAGTATAAAGAAACTGCAATGGCTGAAAGAAGGACTATACTAACACTATATACCGGATTCTACTATAAAGACAACTGCTTTTCTGAAATTCCCTACGTGATTTGAGGGAATTTTTATAAAAGAAAGGGCCCAAATGAAAAAAATCCCGACGAAAGCTGGAATATGTCACCCACAATAGATATGAATTAATGCTGCTTAATATCGCAGATATTCGCATTAACATACATGGACGTATCGATGATGTGTTCCGCCTCACTTAGCATCACCTCCTTGGGTAACTGGGTTGTTTGTGCCCATTCGATTATTGCCTTGACGGATTCCTCGTCGTAAGCATATTTACTTTCTTGTGGCATGGCTGATGTAATATATAATAGTTATTTAAGCAATTCGTTTAAGAGTAATTCTTTTGTATCGTATGATTCTATAGATGGAATTTCATCGGGTAATCTACCATTAACAGCTTTTATTAAAAGATTCTTTTTAAATAAGTATTCAACTTGTTCAGATGGAGAATTCCCATACACATAATTATACTCTTTACCATCATAATATACTTCTGCCCAAATGGGATAGCTATTACTTTTAATAAACATTTCTGTGTTATCTTCAGATGGACTGACCTTTTTTGAGTCTCGTATAAAAAATTCATTTTCAAATTCCGCAGTACATTTACAAACATTCATTCTTTGCATATCACCATTCTTGTAGGCATATGCTATTCCTATAATATCATTAGGCTTTCTAATTTTATAAACTAATGAGATTACCTTATTTTCAACAAGAACCTCTTTACGCATGGTATATAAACTTTTTTCATAATATTCTGTTTTGTAAAATCTAACACATTTTACCTGACAGTTTTTGTACAATTTTTCCACACGAAAGAAGGGTATTTCTATTTCAGACATAATCATTAAATCATATATTCTTATCCTAAATTGTCATTTTTCAACTTGCTGTCTTACAAAAATAGCAAAAAACGAATCTGATTTAGAACAACGTTTAACAACAAGTTCTTTTCCTGCAATTTTTATGAGCTTATTAGACGCAATATTAGCAAGTGAACTTTTCCCAACACCTCTTTCTCCAAATAATAAAACATGTTGACCTGGTGTATTTAATGTGGACAATATTTGTTGCACTTCATTAATCCTACCTCTAAATAGGTTTTCTTGATTAATAGGAGTATGTGGGGTAAATACATTACGTACTCCACTATTCTTTAACCTTCGTTCATCTTCATAAAAAGTTTCTTCTGAATCACACATTTTTAATCTAAACAGAGTTATTTTTGAATACCTATTGGCAAAGATAGTAGAAATTAAGTATAAATTATATGATATAGATTAATTTTTCAATTTCACCATTGCCATAAATTATAGCTCACTCCAGCCCCGACATAAAAAACACCCGGATAGCCATACCCTGCCTGCAACCCTAATCCCCAACGCTTCTTCTTCGACTTGACAACCACCGGATGGTAAATATCATTCGTCACCGTCTGATACACAGTCTTAGGAAATACCTGTAAACTATCCAGCCGAGGGTCTACATATCCACTTACCACAGCCCGATACGAGCTGTCTCTATATATCACTTGCCTACGATGAAGCAAGGTATCACCTATCCGTGTCGTATCATCCGGCACGAAACGCCAGAACACAGCCATCGGTGCAGAGATAAGCATCGTATCTACCTTGACAACCGTCTTTATCTTCGTCTCTACACGAACTTCAGCCGGAGGCTGCTCATGCGGACGGAACCAAGCCGCCACACAAGCTATAAGCAGCAGTACAATTAATATCCACGGTAACTTTTTCATTCCTCGAACCTTAAATCATTTATACGGTTCATCCAGCCTCTCTTAAATTTATTGTTCGCCGGACGTTTTTTGCATATATCCTCGATGAAATCGAACCGTGCAATCTTAATCATGTCGAACAACTCACGCGGGTTCCTGGCATTCACCGCAACAAGTGTCTTAGGACCTACTATTCCATCCACAGTAACACCAAGCAAACGTTGAGGAATCTTTATTCCGTGTGCACCGGATGCCCACACCCAATCGACAAGGATATTTGCTACGGACTGGCTTATTACCAAATCTGCCTTCCATCTGTCCCAATAGTGCGGCTTGAGCACCCGTTTAACGACATCCTCACGGGTAAGCAGATGCAGGTCATCCACGTCTATATCACCGTCACCGTCCTTGTCATAGCCGCATGACTTCCACGTACCGATAGTCACACCCATATTCGTAGCACCTCCAAGGTCTGCCGGGTCATTCACGAAACCGCCTTCCCATTTTAGGATAAACGGTGCTAATTTATACACATTCGCCATTCTTATTTTCCTCCTTGATTTTTGGTTTTACATAAAAATACAATATATTCGCAAACGCCTTTGTTTAAACTTTAAGTTGTGTAGTATTAGGGGAAAGGAAGCCGTTGTGAAACACCTTCCTTTCCGCGAATCAGTAGCCGTTTTGCGGTTCTCTATCACCGCATTTCTTTCTCTCACACCGTTTAAGCGCCAGTTCCAGTTTCAGGTCAGAATTAGTCTCCTTCAGTGTAAACAATTCATCCTGCACCTTACGGAGCCGGTCAGTCTGCTCCACAAACCGCTGTTCCTTCTCCGAAAGCTGCTTCTGCAGGAACTCGTTGTACTCCCGTAAAGCCTTGAACTCCTCAACATCCGCATGGGCATCCTCAATACGCGCATTGGTCTTGCGCGACATCCACCACTTAACAAGCTGCTTGATGCCCTCGATGCCACCGAGTGCGGTCACCAACATAATCCAATCATTCATTTCTCCCGGTTTAACAATCGATACAAATTATAAGCACCCCCACATAAGCACAAGCAAACGCTGCCATCTCCGCCCAGAACAGCCATTTCCGGTATCTCAACATGATAACAACGGCTATCGGGAAAGCAACCGCAGGCAAGTACCACATACCGGAGAGACAAACCCAAAGAATTGTAGCTAATCCGGCTATTACTGTCCCTGCATAATGTACTTTGCTCTGAAATTCCTCCTTGAACAGCGGGGCTGTCCCGACGAACATCAGCCCACCGCAAGCAAGAAATGCCAAACATTGCAGGTTCTCCGATGAGCATTCAATCCACACCGGCATAAGCAGCATGGCAGGAACAATCATAGCTATCTGGAACAGCCATGCCGGACGATTCCGCTTCTTCAACTGATAGTAGGTATCAGACAAGCTCCAAGGCACTCCGCACACTCTCACCGCATACATTATGTACATAGTGAGCAAAAACAGCGACATAAAATATAAGTAAATCATAAGCCATCAATTTAAAGGTTGAACACTAATTTTTCAGGATAACCGGAAGTGTAATCATACGCTCCGACCTCCTCTTTCGTAGCAAGTCCCATAACCGCGGCCAGATGTTCCTGCGTGGCATTATAGCATTCCAGGGCATACAGTTCCAGTGCGGCCAGCATCTGCAAGGCAAGAGGAATGGGGATTACATACTTCACGGTATCATACCACAGCACGGTTGTCTCCTTGCCCGCAGCCTGCTCGATAGTGATTGAGTTTGCCAGTCCTACCCGCGTATCCTTGTCAAGCCACATCCGCTTGCCGCCAAACGTAAAGGAATTCACGACATCGGATCCATCGTAAACAGCAATTTCATTGACCTTCGCGCTCTTCACACCCTCCAAAGTCGGTTCATAGGGAGGGGTTAATTCACATTCGAGAATTTCCTTTGCAGACGCTGCCGGATGGGCTTCGTAAAATGCTTCCTGTTCCGCATTCAACGGTACCCAGGCTCCATCCAGGTAATCCTCATAGATTGTACCCACTTCATAGTTTTCGTCCAGTTCAAAATCAAGACGGACAACTTTCTCCTCGGAATAAATATGTATATATTGCATTGTTGTTAAAGTCTATTTTTATTCATTATGATAAACCGGTAATTCGCTCTAATACCTAATGATGTAAGCGGTGCCGTATTTATTTCAGTAAATGAGCCCAGATAATCCGAAGATTTGAACATACGATACGGAGAAGAACTTTCCTGTGCTATCGCATACTTTCCGTCAGACGACAGCCCCAAAGCAAAGCTATTGCCAATAACGGAATGCTTCAATGCCCAGGTTTTTCCGTAATCGGCGGATATACGTGCACCGGAATAAGAGTACCCTCCCTCTATAACCATATATTTCCCGTCATAGGATACAGCCAATGTACGGGCAGAGAAACTCGAATCGGTAATTTTAGTCCACGTCTTCCCATAATCCCCGGAATAATAGGCATAGTATGACTTTGATGAACTCTCCCTGTTGCAGCAACACAACATGTATTTGCCGTCACCGGAAATGGCAATCTTTGTGATAGGCCCCCTGAATATTTCACTGCTGAAAGTTTCTCCATAATCGGAAGATATAAACAGCTCATGGGTAGTATAATAGGGAGAATTTGACGCATATGCCACTACGTATCTGCCGGAATGGGACATTTCCACCCCCATGAGAGGCACGGTATTGTCTTTTAATCCATTGGAGACCCGCCATGTTTTCCCATAATCCCCGGAAAGCATCAAATCATATTTGTTATTGCTATTCTGACACACAATAGCGACCAGATTCCCCCTGCCGTTGCAGGCTATCGAGTACACGGAATAGCAATTATCAGGCTTGAAAGGTTCTGCCGTCTCCAGAAAATCCGTAGAACGCAATAATCCCACATTTGCCATATAGCACGAGCAATAGATATGCCTGCCGTCTCCGGACATGGCAATCCTCGTTCTATCGTTGCTGAAAAAGTATTCGTTTACATTAGGAAGGTCGGAAGGTTGTCTTCTGGTCCATGTCATTCCACAATCCTTGGAAATATCTATTAAGGCTCTACTGTCGGAGAATGCAATCACATACTGACCGTCCTTTATATTATTGCTTCGTCTTTTTAATACACTCATAAACCTTAGTCCCTTGTTTTTACGGATATTGAATAGGCGCCAGCGGCATAGCACCAGATACTAATCTCAAAGATATCTCCAGCGGAAACACTGATTGAAGTACCGGACATCGAAGTGAACGCGCCGGTATTGGGTATCGGCTGTGTGAATGCCGCCGATGCGACGCAGCGGATATACAAATCATTACCCACTGACATTCCGGAAGCAAGGCTGATGTTCGTGGCAGAGCCCAAACTTGCAGTGATACTTCTCTTGGAAATTGGCAGGGAGGCCAGTGTCGTGACCGTATTCACACCGGTAACTGTCGGGTCACCGACACCTTGCGGCCCTTGTGGTCCTTGCGCACCAGTCGCCCCTTTAGGTCCAGTAGCTCCGGTAGCACCCGTAGCGCCTTTTGCTCCGGTAGCACCCTTCAGGTTCTTGAAAGCAAAGGAAAAGGTTCTGGCCAATGCGGTACCACCGAGAGAAACGGTCACGGAGGGCGTACCGATGTTGGCGTCAACCGTAGCAGTAGCACCAGTAATACTGGCACTTGCACCTGCTGCACCCGTGGCACCGGTAGCGCCTTTTGCACCCGTATCACCTTTGTCTCCTTTATCGCCCTTTGGACCTTGTATTCCTTGTGCACCAGTGGCGCCTTTTGCACCAGCAGGACCGGTAGCACCAGTATCACCTTTTACTCCTTGCGGTCCTGTGGCGCCGGTATCACCTTTCATGCCCTGTGGACCTTGTACGCCTTGAGGACCTTGCGCTCCCGTATCCCCCTTCTCGCCTTTATCGCCCTTTGGACCTTGCAATTGTCCTTGACTTTGCCAATCACCGTTATACCAGGCATAATATGTATAAGGCAATGCAGTTCCAACGGAATAGAAACCAGTGATGTTTGACCCGTCAGGTACAGCAGTCTTTAAGGCATCAAGCGTATCGTAACGTCCAAGAAGGGTGAATGTATCTCCCGGCTTGCCTTTCACATAGATATCCGTCTTAACGTACTTTTTAGTGCCCTTATCCCATTGGTATACATAATGGTCTGCACCGATATAGGTAGGATGTTCTGCCGTATCAGTAGCACTCGCAGTGGCCGTTTCCGTATTTTTCTTGAGGGTAGCAAATTCAGTAACACGGGCAGTTTCCGCAGTGGCACGGTCGCTTTCAGCATTTACGCGTCCTGTCTCGGCTATCTGGCGGCTTGTCTCTGCACTTTTACGCGCATCCTCAGCTGTAATGCGGACAGTCTCGGAAGTAACACGCTTGTTTTCAGCCGTCACACGGGAACTTTCTGCTGTAACACGGTCTTTTTCGGCGTTGGCACGGCTCGCTTCGGCTTCCTGGCGTCCGGACTCGGCAGTACCCCGGGTAGTCTCGGCAGCTTTACGTCCGTCCTCGGCACTGACACGCTCGGATTCTGCATCTGCACGTCCGGATTCTGCTGTGATACGGGTAGTTTCGGAAGTCTGCCTTATAGTTTCAGCCCTGCCCCGCTCTGTCTCGGCTGTCTTCCGAGTACCTTCAGCCGCCACACGGTCTTTCTCCGAATTGATACGCGTGGATTCAGCCGATATGCGAGCACTTTCAGCAGAGGCACGCTTTGATTCCGCATCCTTACGCAGGTTTTCCGCAGAGACACGTCCCTCCTCGGCCTTACGTAGCTCTTCGGCAGCTTCCCTGGCGGGAGCGGACAACAGCTCTAGGGGAGCTTCGACGACCGACTCCTCCATACCGGAAAGGCGAAGTGCAGGCAGGCTCACAATGTCATCCAGAGAATTGACTATCTCCACATCGCCCACACCTTGGGAGCCGACAAGAAGGGCTTTCTTCACCTCCTCTACAAGCTGGTTGAACTGATTTGATTCCAATACCATAATTTTCAGAATTGATTTAAGATGGCTGGATGACGTTCAGTTGGTTAATTACCGCACGTTTCACGGCAGCTATGAGCCGCGAGTTCTTCACCACAAGTTCAAGAGCCTTGCAATACTGTTCCGGGATTTCCACCGCATCTTTCGAGTAGTAGATTTCCCGTGCCAGGTCTTCAAAGCCTATATCCAGAAGGATACTTCCGTTGTACATCATTTCATTGCCGACCGTTTCGGCTACGTCGAAGGTCTGCTTGGCGCCTTCGAATGAGGTCTGGGCCTCGATTTTCTTAAAGTTGATTTTCAT